TTGGAAGGGGAGCTAGTGAGACTAGCATTAACCTATTCATGCAGACTCCAAAGAAGAAGATGTATGGCATAGGTGCTGGGGTTATAAATGGTGTTCCGGTATTTAAAGGAAACATATTAATTAAGCTGTAATTATATGCGCAAAGAACATAAAAATCCAAAAGGTGGACTAACGGAAGCCGGAAGGGAATACTTCAAGAGAACGGAAGGAGCTAACTTAAAGCCCCCTGTTAAGACTGGAGATAATCCTAGGAGAGTTTCGTTTGCTGCAAGATTCTTGGGAATGAAAGGCGCAATGGAGAAGCCAAACGGAGAGCCCACAAGAAAGGCATTAGCATTTAAGGCTTGGGGATTTAGCAATATAGAACAAGCCAGAAGATTTGTTGCAAAGAATAAAAAGAAAAATAATAATTAAAGTTTGGAAAATTTTATTAAAAACTTTTTAGGAGGAGGATGGGTAGTATTACTCATTGGCGCAGCTGGTATGGTTGCTAGACTTGTTACAACAAACGAGAATCAATCGGGTATTGATGTAGTAAAAAAGATGGTAAGCTCTATTATAGCATCTCTTATTGCTTGGTTTGTCATGGAGCAGTTTGAGATAAACTCTATGTATAAGGCCGTTGCTTATGGTCTAGTTGGATTAAATAGTCCAGAGATTATAAATGGAGTTTTAAAGATAAGTGGGCAATTCGCAGCAGACCCAATGTCATTTATAAAAAAAGAGAAACCTAAACCAACAAGAAGAAGAAAATGAAAAATACACTACTAATCATATTAACTGCTATAATATTAGCAATAGCAGCATTTGGAAAATATGTAGAAAACACTATTAAGCAAACGGCTATAAGCGTTTATGAGGACAGGTTAGTACCTCAACCATATTTGAGCCGAAAGTTTGATTATTACGGCTCAACAATACAAGACCAAATTAAAGTTATAAAGGGCGGTAAGATAGACTTGGTTGCAATCCAAAAGGAAAAAGACATAACAGATACAATGTGGGCAGCCTATCTTAGAACTTACCAAACAGGAGATGAAAAAGAGGTAAGCGACAAAGCTCAAATATTTATTGATACGGCAGATGCTTGTTTTGAAAATATTTCAGCAGACGGTATTGTTACAGATGATGAGGCAAAAGAAATGGATGCAAAGATTTATCCTGTCTTAAAGTATGTAAATGACTTAATAGACATCCAAACAACTATTGGAGCAAGAGATACCAAGGGGATGATTGAGCTTCTTGATAAATTTGCCAATTTTATGATAGGAGCTATTGCCATTGCTGTTGTTCTTTTAGGTTCTATCGTTTACGACATGCTTAAAAAACCTATTTCGACAAAGAGAGTAGTAAGGAAAGTTGTAAAAAGGGCAGCAGTTAAAAAAGCAGCAGTTAAAAAGAAAAGGAAATGAGGATAATATTTATTATATTATTTTTTATTTCTTTAGAATCAAAGGGTCAGTATTATATTATGGCTGCACCTAACATAGCTTTTGATACGCCACTGAGAGATACTAAAAACCTATTAGGTGGAACAGTTGAGGTTGGCAGGTATTTTGGAGATATAGCAGTTGGGATTAATAGTGGTTGGTGGACTTATGATAGCAAGGATTTTTACCAAGAAATTATGGCTACCTTTCCTATTTACGGAAGGTTTAGTATAAGTTCAGCCATTGGATATTTTTACTATTATAAGGATATTACTATGGAATATGACTTAAATTATACACTACCTTTGAAAAAAGAATATTCATTTGTTTTTAGTTATGGCGCTCAAAGTGCTTTTGGTGGAACATTTGGCTCTTATTCCGTAGGTATTAATAAAGATTTTAAAATAAAATAAAATGAAAAAGTTTTTTAATTTTATAGGAGGTTTCTTTTCTTCGGATAGCAACAACTCGTCTAAAAGACTTGTAGGTATAATTGGTGCTCTAGTACTATTTTATACTCTATGGGATAATTCAAGGTCTGAAACACACATTGCTCCAGCAGAATCTCTTGTATGGGGTACTGTTACCCTTGTTGCCGTTTCACTTGGGCTTACTACTGTGGAGTCTATCGGAAACTTAATTAACTCTTTTAAGGGTAATAAAAAAGAAGATTAACAATGAATACTAGCAAGCTGAATGTAAAAATACCGCCAGCAGTTGTAGCAGAACTGCCTTCTGTAATGGAGATGTTTTCAATAAATACTCCACTTAGGCTTGCTCACTTTCTTTCTCAGGTAGCTCACGAGTCTGGCAACTTTAAGTTCCTAAAAGAAAACTTAAACTACGGAGCAGCAGGTCTTAGGGCTACATTCTCAAAGTATTTTAAGGATGAAGCTACCGCAAAACAATATGAGCGTAAGCCAGAAAAGATAGCCAGTAGGGTATATGCTAATAGAATGGGAAATGGCGATGAGGCATCTGGAGACGGATGGAAGTTTAGGGGAAGAGGGTATATTCAGCTTACTGGGAAAGTAAACTACAAGGCTTTTTCTGATTTCATAAAACAAGATTGTGTTGCAAATCCAGACTTGGTATCAGACAAATATCCACTCACTTCAGCTGCATGGTTTTTTGACAAGAATAAGCTATGGGATATATGCGATAAGGGGGCAGGAGATGATATTGTTCTTGCTGTAACTAAAAGAGTTAATGGCGGAACGCATGGCCTTGCAGATAGACAGAGTAAGTTTAATACATTTAATAATCTTCTATCTTGAAAGAGCAAATAGCATACGAGTCAATACTAGATTCTCCATACAGCAATGACGTAAAGCGTTCTGTATGGTCTATATATCACACCGGATACATACCGGCAGAAGGTAGGTCTACATTGGAATATATTGAGCATATAGAAGACATTGTAATAGAGAATGGGTTATTTATAGGGGGAAGATGCCTAGTTGGAGACTTTTATGTAATGGATTTAGATGACTTGGTATTTGCCATATACGGAACTATTATAGGGGAATACGAACCACCTAAGCCTTTTACAAGGAAAGTTACGGAGCTGTACAAAAAATCAATTCTTAGGTTTTACTAACCATAGCATTACTAACCAATACAAAATTAATGGCAAAAAAGAAAGCGCCTATCAGACCTCGTCTTGATAAAGATGAGATGGATGTTATTAATAAGTATAGGGAAAGTAAGAGAACCCATGAAGCTCTAAAGGAGGAGTGCGAAGAAAAGGGCATACCATACGATGATGTAAACTATTATTGGCACAAAAGCGAGAAGTTCTCCATAAACGTAACTAATCAGAAGGTTGGGTTTGATTCAATCTTTAATAGCCTTATAGAAGAAATACAGCTTTATGCCCCAGTATATCCTAAAATAACATACGAAAAGCACAAAGGAAAGCATCTTTTAGTAATAGACCCTGCTGACATACATATAAACAAGCTAGCTAGTGCCGTAGAGACAGGAGACGAGTACAACCATGACATTGCATTCAAGAGGGTAACGGATGCCGTAAATGGGCTTATAATGCGTTCTAGTGGTTTTGAGATTGATAAGATTTTGTTTATCATAGGAAACGACATATTACATGCTGATAATGCCGGCAACACAACTACTGGTGGAACTAAGCAAGATGTCAGCATGATGTGGTATGATGCCTTTAAGTTAGCCCAAAAGCTTATAACTCAATGCATAGAACTACTTGTTCAAGTAGCTCCAGTTCATGTTCAGTATGACCCATCAAACCACGACTATACAAGTGGATTCTATCTAGCCCAAACTATTGAAGCTTGGTTCTACAAGAACAGCAATGTTACTTTCAATGTCAGCCCTGCTCACAGGAAATACTTCAGATATCACAATAACCTGATAGGAACTACTCATGGAGACGGAGCTAAGGAGGCAGACCTGCCTATGCTTATGGCCCACGAAAGCGAAGATTGGGGCAGCTGCAAGCATAGATACTTCTATACACACCACATACACCATAAAAGGTCTAAAGACTACATGAGTGTTACGGTAGAGTCAATCCGCTCCCCATCAGGAACAGACGGATGGCATCACAAAAACGGCTATCAGCATGCCCCAAAAGCGGTTGAAGCATTCCTGCATCATCCAGAGCACGGTCAGATAGCAAGATTTACTCATATATTGCATTAGAATTTTATCTAGCAAATCATTAAATTTGTTCCTTACAAAACAAATTTATGAAGCTACACGAAGAGTTTTACGAGTTAACGCAAGAGCAGCAAGAAGATGAAGCCGTTAAAATGACAACAAAGCACTATGAGAAAGCAGAAGAATGGAGGAGGTTGGCGATAAAAGCAAGGAAAGGAAAGATAAAAAAGCCCTTAAAATTAAATGAAGCAGCCTAAGATTATACATCGTAAGCTCGGAAAAGAAAGGTCTTGGGGTCTTGCCCATAGCGCAGACAACCTTATTGAGCTTGATATTAGTCTAAGAGGTTATAGGTATTTGCTTTATCTCATACATGAATTTATGCATATCAGACACCCAGAATGGTCTGAGACAAAAGTGCGTAATGAGTCTTCTGCAATGGCAAAGATACTATGGAAGTCCAATTTTAGAAGGCTTGACTCCTAGCGCATAAACCCATCTGCCGTAAATGTTTCTATCATAGGCTGCTTCTTTTTTGCTACAGCGTTTGCCTTGTTCTGTCCTGTCATTGTCAGTAGCATAATCATAAAGCTAACAGATGTATCAAATTTCGTTCTATTATCATGTCTATACCGCTTTAGTTCATCCAGCAAGTCTGGATAGTATATTTTATGGCAGTGATGCTCTATATAATTTATACAATACTCCAGCTGCTTTGATAATGCGAACGCATCCGCTGATGCTATACCTCTGTCTAAGAAGTTAATCTTAGCCTTCCTGTCTGGGTTTATTACGGCATCCGGCTTTTTACCAAGCATTGGAAGGCAGTTAATACCAAGTGTATTATACTTCTGAAAGTATGGATAGTAGTCATCTCCTGCATCCTTTTCTATTGTAACAGGAGTTCCATACCACATGGATACCATCAGCATCTCTTGCCAGAACAAGTCTTTCATCTTAGGCCTTCCGTAATAATACGCTACAGGTAGCCCACTATCATCCGGCTTTGTTATATCCAGCTTTTCTCCTACCCATGCAGCTCCCATAGAACCTTCCCCAGATGTTATGTTGTGCCTGAATGGGTCACACCCTATACCATACTCCGCTGATGATACGGGATACATTACATTATTCTTTAATATAAATGCATTAGGATTTTTAGGGTTTTTATATATCAGCCACTTTCCGTTTTTGTCATCAGCAAACTGAACCTTATTGTCTCCATCAAAAAATAACCTTCCTCTTCTAAGCGGTATGTTATTCTCTTTCAAGAAGTACTCTTGCTTTTCTATTAAGTCTAGGTTGAAGTGGCAGTCTATATCGTTAAACTTAAAGGCCTCCATCTCATTGAGTGGATAGTCTCTTATATCTTGGTCTTGCTTTGATGCGAGCCTGTCAGCAAGGATATGTTCCTTAGCTTCATCTGCCATAGAGAATCCCCAGTCATCTATAAATCCTGCATACCCTTCATTAGCCGGAGCGAAATATCTTACTAGCCGAGATGGAGTTCTCCTACCATACTTAAACTGGTCTGAGTCATCCCACAAGTTTTTAAATGGCTGACCTCCGTTATTGGGAGGGTTTACGGTTGATACCATTATAGAAAATCCAACCTTGTTAGCTCCTTCAGTAAGAGTCTTTTTGGCAATGTTCCAATACTCTTGTATCGGTATGCTTGCGTCATACTTAGACGCTTCGTCTATCAATAGCCTACTCCATCTACCGGAGTCAAATGAGTTGAGCGCAGTGTTTCTCCATTCAATAAATGAATTAAGTCCTTCTCTTCTATTGAATAACCCTTTAGACTTCTTGGATTTCTTAGATTGCTTTACAAATGTTAGCTTCTTTTTAGGGTCTTCAGTACCATCTGTTCTTGGCTGAAGGAATGACGGCATAGCCCTGAATCCATATACCACCATGTTCTGAAATAAATCTTCAGCATCTTTACCAGTCTTGCTAATAATGCCACACCTTGTGTTTTCTGACATTGCAGCAGCTCTTGTTATTATACAAGAAGACTGAGATGTAGCTCCCTCTCTTCTTTTCTTTACCCTTATTACTCCAAGTATATCGCTGTCATTTAAACACTCTTCGTAGAATAGAAACCATTTTCTGTCAGCATCTCTGTACTCCGGAAGTCCTCCATGCTCCAGCATCCAATAGTTTAGATAGAAGTAATAGTCTCCAGTAATATAAGTCTGCTCTCCTTTATTGTAAAACCAATATCCATGCTTTATCTTTTCAAACTCGGCACGAATAAAGCTTACCTGAACATCATCATATATGGCCACATCATCTTCATCATATTCTATTTCATAGAAAGACTCTGGTATTTCAATTCGCTTGAACTTCTGTTTCTTTTCGGAAAGCCCATACCCCTCTATCCTCTCCTTTGGTGGAGCTGGCGGCATGGTAACATCTATTCCGTATATCTGCATCTTACTTATTTATATATTTCTGATAGTGGTATCAGCACCCCAAGAGAAGTATCATCGTCTCCTCCTTTTGTAAATTTACCATTATAATATCTCTTGACCAATTCTCGCAACCTTGCTACAGGAATTATTGCGGCAGAATCAATCTTTGCTATCTTGTAAATCCAATAGTCAGCAGTCGTAGTGGTTATACCAGACTTGTTTCCTCTTGAATATACTTCTACAAATATATTTCCAGTCTTATGAGCTAAGAAATCAGTCTTTACTTCAATCTTTTTTATACCTCCGAATAGGTCAGTAACCCAGTCTTCGGCCTTCTCTCCGACCTTTAAATCATAAGTATATGATGAGCTATATTTCATAGATTAAAATGGTAGTCCTCCGTCATCTTCATACTTTGCCGGAACAGCTGTGCTTGGAGCAGTCCATTGCTTAGTCTCTCCAGTTTTGTTTGGCTCCCATGTATCAATACTTACAGATACGTCTTTACCATACTTGTCTGGCTCGCTTAGTAGGTTAATATTCAGCCTTAGATACTTACTTCCGTTGTACTCTTTAATGTACTGTCCGAATTTCTCTGGGTTAATGCTGATTTGCAACCAGTTCTCTGACTTCTTTTTACCGCTTCCGCAGTAGATTTTCTTTTGCTTTTCCATTTGTTTTGATTTTATGATTATTAAATAGTTCCGTATTACAGTGATGCCATCTCTTGCTTTAGGTATGATAGCGCCGACCTTAGTCTGTCGGAAGAATAATGGCCTTCTTTAACCAGTAGTCTTATCAGCGTTAGCCAGAAGTTAGTTCCGCCTATCTCGTTGTTAAGGATTATCTTCTTTTCAGCTGAGCCCCTAGAGTCCATATCAAGTACAATAAGCTTCTTCATTGCGTTCTTATCATTTAAAAACTCAAACATAGCTTCGCACTCCGCTCCAATGGATGCAACATTGTTTATGTCTCCGAGCTGCTTTAGAACTTCAATAGGATTAGTGAAGTCTACTTTCTTGGATACAACTAACCTATACTCTTCATACATTTCTTTAGCCTTTTCTAGCCTAGACTCTAGCTCTTTGTCATCAAAAGTTTTCATTGGTTTTTTGGGTTATTTTTTAAAGAATGATTTAAGGTATAACTTAAAATATGTCCAAGATAAACTAGCATACACTACTCTTGGTATTTTAATTTCAAACCTGTCTACTGGTTCAAATTCTTGGTAGATATTTGAATCAAAGTTTGACTCAAATTCATTCTCATTTACCTTCTTTACTACCTTCCTCTTAGCTGACTTTTTAACTACGGCAGCCTTGGTGGCTGCTTTCTTTACCGGTTTCTTTGTTACTTTCTTTTCCATTTTTATTGTTTTAAATTATTAAAATCCTTTATCAATATCTTCTGACATTTCTATATATTCTATCAGCGCATCTACCTCTTCTGGCACTAATTCTATTTCAACTCCATCGTCAACAATCTTATACTCGCTGAATATAATCTTTAACTTGTTATCTGAGCATATTACTGTAATGTTATTCATCTTATTAAATTAATTCTTATTTTGTTAATTATCAGCTATTTAATTTTATAAAAGTACTTAACAATTCCACACGAGTTAATCCCTGTTTACGACTAGGCATAATAATTCCTATTATAAAGCAAGGAAGATTTAAAATCTCGTTGAGTTTACCTTGGTATCAAATTTGGTTATACTCCAAAGTTCTCAATTCATGGGCTAGCAACCATATACCCATCCTGTTCGGCTTCGCTATTAACTCGTGGTCGGAATCATTCCCCTCTCGGACTGTTCATCTGTAGTATTACCAGTTATCCCTACAAACTTATGCTGTTATTTCAGCACCACCAACATATAACGCCTTTCGGAACGCCTACTCTAAAGTTGTCCTATCCTGTGCGATGGTGCGCATTTATTAGGGATTACTTCCTTAGAGTGCCAATCTTTATAAACTTGGGTAATTAAAAAACCCACACAGAGGAGAGCTGTATGGGTTTAATAAAAGAGGGTTCTCTTGAATCAAACCCGAATAAATACTCTCCTTATCTAGTCGGATTGACAAAACAAATATAAGGACTAAATTTTAATTTACCAAAAAACTTCCAAAAGCAATATACTTATTACTTAAAGCAGCTCAGATATTAAATCGTGCCTATACTCCTTGCATCTCTTGCAGGTAACAACGGCAGAAGCTCCGTATATATGATTAATCTTCCATTTGTGGCCAATAAACTTACATATAAGCCACTTGCTAAACATTTTTCCTAATATAGTTTTCATATACTTATTTTAGTCTTTTGCCATCTGGGTTTATTCCTTTTTCATTAAACTTT